GCGGCTCAGACCCCCGTGTGGACGTGTGGCTTGCGTGGACGCCTTGCGAACCGTTAGCCTTGCCGTATGAGCAGTACGCCTAACACCACGGCCGTAGCGCTGCCCTCCGCAGCCCCCCATACCCGCCCCCTGACCGGGCGGCAGGAGCGGTACGCCCGCTGCGTGGCGGCCGGCATGTCCTACGCCGAGGCGTTCCGACAGGGTGGGCTCGTGGCTTCGACGGTCGGCTCGCAGTCGCAACAGATAAGCGACCTGAACCGCAATCCGGGCGTGCGCGCTCGAGTGCGCGAGTTGCGAGCCGCGGTTGACGCCGAGATCGTGTCGACGCTCACAGAGCGCATGGCGTGGTTGCGGCTCATCATTAACGCGGACCCCGAGGAGCTCTCGCGCGTCGTGGTCGACCCGTGTGACCATTGCTGGTCAACTGCCCTGGTCGCCGAGGCGTGGGCGGCTCACTTCGACCCGAGCCCGTTCGCCGAGGAGCGCCCCCCGCAGCCGAACACCATGAAGCCTCGAGCCGGCTGCACGCACTGCAAGGGTCGCGGGTATCAGCGGGTCGAGCTCACGCCGACCGACGAGTTGAGTCCGGAGGGGCGCGCGCTGTTCAAGGGCGCGAGCCAGGACAAGGACGGCGTGATAACGATCAGCACGCAGAGCAAGTCGGAGGCGGCTGAGATGTTGAACAAGCTGCAGGGCGCCTATGTGTCGCGGTCGATGAATTTCAATGCAACCGTGAATATGTCAACGGCGCGCGAGATGAACCCTGCCGATCTTGCAAGCCTAATCGCTTCGTTTGATACTTGATGGCTATGGCGCTGTGTGCTGTTGATTACTTAATGCGAGCCGTGAAATGACCCCGGCTGAGGCTGCCGACGCCGCGAGCGAAGCCGCATTCGCCGCGATGATGAAGCCCTCGCCCGTCGCGCTGCATTTCGAGATGGTGCGCAAGGTCGGTCCATCGTTCATAGCTTCGCTCACCGACGACGAACGGCTCGCGCTAGCAGCCTACGCTTTACGGCGCCGAGAACTTGTAGAAGTGTACGGCGCAGCGGCGGCCGATATGCAGGCGCGAGAGGATCGGCTCATGTGGTTGCGCAAAGTGCCTGAAAAGCGTGTGCCGTGCCTGCGCCATTATTACGGGCGGACCGCCGACGGGATGGCAACGTTCATTGACCAATGGGGCTACACGAACGACCCGCGGCTAATCGCCGACGGCGTGAACCCGGTCATTGCGTTTCACCTGTTCCCACGCCAACGCGAGATGGTACGGTGGATGCTTGGCTGTTGGCTCGACTCAAAGCCGGGCGTTGTCGTCAAGTCGCGCGACGTCGGCGCGTCATGGGTCGCTATGGCGATACTCTGCACGCTGTGCATCTTCCGCACGGGGTTCGCCGCGGGCATCGGTAGCGCGCTCGAAATCAAGCTCGACCGCTCGGGCGACCCGGACACGCTGTTCTACAAGGTCCGCTCGTTCCTCGAGTACCTGCCACCCGAGTTCAACGGCGGGTTTGATATGACAAAATGCAGCGCTGACAAGCGCGTATCGTTCCCGCTTACGGGGTCGAGCATCACGGGCGAGGCGGGCGACATGGCGGGTCGCGGCGGTCGTAAGGCGATATTCATCGTCGATGAGTCGGCGCACTTCGAACATCCCAAGATTATCGACAAGAATCTTTCTGCCAATACCCGTTGTCGTATCGACATGTCGAGCGTGAACGGCATGGCGAACAGCTTCTACACGCGCGCCCACAATCCAGCGATACGGCGCTTCGACTTCACCTGGCGCGACGACCCGCGCAAGTCGCAAGCCTGGTACGAGCAGCAATGCGCCGAGCTCGACGAGGTTGTCATCAAGCAGGAAATTGATTGCGACTTCGCCGCCTCGCTCGAGGGTGTGTGCATCCCGTCCGCGTGGGCGCAAGCCGCGGTCGATATCGACAAATTCCTAGGCATCGACCTCGAGACTGGCGCGCTGCGGGCCGCGATGGACATTGCCGACCAGGGCAAGGACAAAAACGCGCTCGCCATCGGCAAGGGTCGCAAGGTCAAGCACGTCGAGCAGTGGTCGGGCAAGGGCTCGGATACGGGCTACAGCGTGCAGCGTGCGTTCAACGTTTGCGAGGAATGGGGCTTGACGGCGATGGACTACGACGCGGACGGCATGGGCGGCGCGGCTGTTCACTCCGATGCGCGGCTCATTAACGAGGCGCGAACCGAGGCGCAGTCCACGATGAAGGACGCCGAGGCGTATTTCAAGCACGGCACGATTGCGACCCACCCGTACCGCGGGAGCGAAGCCGTTGTCCGCCCCGAGCAGATAGTGCCGGGTACGAAGCGCAAGGCGAAAGACCTATTCTTGAACCGCAAGGCGCAGACGTGGTACGCGGGGCGGCTCGGCTGTTATCACGCCTGGCGAGCTCGCAAGGGCATGACGTACGACTCGCAATTGATTATCTGCATCGACGGCGCCTTGCCGTTGCGCGATTTGCTGCTCTCGCAGTTGTCGCAAGCCACGGTCAAAGAGACGCTCACGGGCAAGATTCAAATCGAGAAAGCGCCCGACGATGTGGCGAGCCCCGATCTTGCCGACGCAGTGTTGATGATGCTCGCCCCGCGCAAGCAGAGCATGACGAACATGGGCGCCATTCTCGCGACCGTGCAAGGTCAGGTAATGCCTACGGCGCGTCGAGGTTGACGGCGCGGCGCGGCGTGGCCCACACTGCCGGTATGAAATATCAGGCGACGTACTTGCAGGAAGTCGTGCAGCCGATCACTGCCACGAGTCGCGAGTACGCCGAGGCGTATGCCAAGAATTACGCGCGGAACAACGGCGTGCTGCTATCGAAGCTCGAGCCCGTGGGCGAGGACGACCCGGCATTGACTGAACAGACCTACCCGCCTTAGACTGGGGGCGGTTTCCGTGCTTTACCTCAAGCCGGCGCAGGTCGGCCGACTCTTGGCGTTTGACTCCTCCGCCGTGGTGGGAGTCGGCGCGACCAGCGTCAAATCCTTCCGATACTTTGCGCTGACCGGCGAGCGCATCCCGAGGGAATTTATCACCTTGGACACGTTCTGACGGGATTGTCCCGCTGCGATCGCTGCCGCGCGTACCGAGCCGTGCTTGTGTAGCATGCGATGCCAGTACCGCCGGTCGAACTCATGCTTTGCGTCGGCGTATCTCATGATCCTTCACCGAGTCCTAGCCGAAACAATCCGGCGATAATCAACCAGAACATTCCGATATTGACTAGCCGCATGAGCAGCAAGGCGAACTCGTACGCGCGCCCGGCGGGTTGCCCCGTGGGTTTCATTCGGCAGGCCACGGCAACTGTTTCGGCGGGTAGCCCGCAGCGCGCTCGGCGAGCCAGTCTTGCACGGCCACGGCGTCGCACCGCTGATCGTACAGTCGACTCATGGGGTAGCGCGTGAGCGGGCGCCCGTGCAGCCGGACCCGCTTGGAGGTGTCGGCGACGTAGAACGGACCGTTCCTCGTACCGAATAGTTCGTAGGTGCTCATTTGATGGTGCCTGACACGCCGCACATAAATTCCCATTCCTGACTGGCGATCGTGCCTCCGTCCGCCACCACTTGGTCGTCCGCGAGGAGCGTACCGCGCATGTCGCTAGTGAGGATTTCGCCGACGCCGGTCGGGCACGTGTCCCGGTCAATCGCGACGTAGTGGAACATGCTCGTACCGTCGGGGGCTGTTTGGCGCTCGATGCAAACTAGCGCGTGTACCCCCTTATCACTGTCGACGGCTTTGCACGAGCCGCGTTTAAATGCGAATGCGGCTGTTGCGTTCGATGTGACCGTGACCCATAGGGGCGCCTCGGCGTGCGCCGCCACGGTGGCGAGCGCGAGAAACAAAGCTAGAATTTTCATATTTATCTCCAAAAAAGTAAGATGACTGCGGAGAAGGACGCGCGCCGCACGCGCCGGTCGGTGTCGGCGACGTAGAACGGGCCGCCTCTCGGGCCGAATAGTTCGTAGTTGCTCATATTTAGCTCCTATCTACAGACAGAGATCGATATCAGTAGGGTTTTTCGCACACATCACGTACGTTGCGCGGTCGATGCTGGCGAGCGTGTGGCTTATGTCGCGCAGTTCATACGCGCAGTAAAGGAGCGCTACGAGCGTTGCGACACGCGCTAGCCCCGACCCGACGACAACGCCTAGTTGGTAGCAACTCATAGACCCGCCTTTACGAGCGCGGCGCGTGCCTGATCTGATACGCCGCCGGTCGCGTCCTTACCGTAGACGTCGAGCATTAGGCGCAGCGCTTCCGCCATATCCGGCGCGGCAGCGACGAGCTTGGCGTTGGCGGCGCCCTCTGCCTCGCTCCATACAGGGAAGATTTCGGCGATGCGCATCAGGTCCGGGCGATTGTTGCCTGCCTTGGCGCGGATATAGTCGCCATCGTCGCTCCACGGTCCGGGTGTGTGTTTCGTTTGGTTGCTCATTTCGTTTAACTCCAAAAAAGTAAAATGACCGCGCCGAACCCTACGACGAACCCAAGCAGGTTAAGAGCGATCCGGGCGACTGTGTTGGCTAGAATGTCCATGTCTTGTATTGTCGGCTGTTCCCGGCCGGACTGCAGCGACGCCCGTCACAGTTCGGCGAGCCCGGGAAGCCAGGTACTCGACCTCGCCCGGTTTGGGCCGCGGTATCTGCCATTCCCAACGGTAATGCATATTCCGTGACGTGAGCCCCGTTTCACGCACGGCGACGACCCCGCAGCACCGCCACACAGCCGAGCAACAGCGTCAGGGCGCCAGCCGCCCCCGGTCCGTTCATCTCGGGCGCCCGCGTGGGCGGCGTCGCACAGCACGGCGTACCGACAGGGGGCGGCGAGTATCCGCCGGGCGGCACGGGCGTATCGCCCCCGCCGATGGGCGCGTATATACCGGTCGTGCCGAGCACGATAACCTCGCCCCCGGCGATAATGGGCGGCTCGTCCTGCGACGTTTCGCCGGCCGGCGGCGTGTCATCCGCCAGGGGCGGCGACGTGTAGTAAATCAGCGGTGCGGCTATCGGGAGAATGTCCGGTTCCGTGTCCGGTTCACGGAAGCACATTGGAACCGGCGGCGTCACGCAGGATTGTACGGGCTGCGGGACATGCGCGCGGTGTCCGTGATGATGGATAACGGGCGGCGCGAGACAGGGCTGCGCGGTGCCGATAGCAACGGCGAGGACGAGGGAAATCATTCGTCGTCCCCCGTGCGTAAGTCTTGGATGCGTTTCTGGTGCTCATCGAGATGCCCACGTGGGCGGTTGTCGCGGAAATCCGGCGTTGAGATACTGCTCGGTCCGGTCCGCACGGCTTCCTGCGCCCGGAAATGCAGAGCCCACCCGCGCCGCCGCGCTTCCATTTTCTGATACGGCGTCATGCGCTGCGTGGTTTCCAGCGGGTCGGCGGGGCGCAATGCGTCCTCGCGGATAATCCTGACGGTATCGGTCAGGCTCAAATGTGCATCGTGTTCGCTCATGGCGAGTAGCCCGAATAGCAGCCGAACTGCGTACCGGCTCGCACCGATTCGTACAGGCTGCGAAGTTCCGCAAACGTTGCGGGGCTGTTCAGGCGCACGGCGCGCTTGAAGTTCATTCGTTGATCCCAGTTGAATTTGCTCATAGACCCGCCTTTCATCTCGTTTACTCCGTTCCGTGATTCAGTGGCGCCATTCTGGGCGAGGCTGACGCCGCCGTCAACGTGCATGCGTCACAGTTTCGGGACATCGCGTCAACTCGTCTAGCTCCGTTCCGTTATTCAGTGATTGCAAGGTTTACGCGCTATCGTGGACGTTAAGCGTGTCGCGGTTCACAGATTCGCGCAGACACGCTATAGTGCGGATTATGCTCACCAAACTACGCGCTCGAGTCGCAAACTGGCTCAACCCCCCGCCCGCCCCTAAGGCTGCGCCCCCTAAACGGATGGTCATCCCGGCGGCGCTTATGCGGCTCGCCGCCGAAATGGCGACGCAGGACGCGCCGATGCACCCGAAGCGCCCCGACCGCCCGACGGCTGCCACGATACCCGACCTCCCGGCGGGCGTGCTGCCGCGCGACCCCGCCATGCTCCGTACGAAGCCCGCCGCGCTGTTCGCGCAAGACGGCACGCCCGTACTCGCCGCCGACGGCGCCCCGGCAATGGACGCGGCTCCGACGTTCCTCTGCGTGGGCGAGGTTGAGCGGACGACGCTCGCGCTCGACTCGTTCGGGCCCTCGTGGGGCTACCAGGGCAGCGCGCAGGGGTATGGCGGGGGGCTGTGGTTCCCCGGCTACCCGTACCTGTCCGAACTCACGCAGATATCCGAGTACCGCGCCCCGTGCGAGACGGTCGCAACGGAAATGACCCGCAAATGGTTCAAGCTGCAGAGCAAGAGCGGCGGCGACAAAAGCGAGGTTATCGCGCAGATTGAGGCGGAATGCGAGCGGCTCAAGGTCCGCGAGAAGTTCTACCGGGCGGCGCTCTTAGATTGCGAGTTCGGGCGCGGGCAGATTTACCTTAATATCAATGACGCCGACGACCAGGCGCGACAGAAACCGCTCGAGATTTCCCCGGCGGGCATACCGAAGGGCAGCCTGAAAAGCATTGCGTGTTTCGAGCCGTACTGGTCGACGCCGTACTCGTGGAACGCGAGCTACCCGGAACGCGAGGATTTTTACAAGCCGACATCCTGGTACATCATGGGGCGCAAGACCCACGCCGATCGCATCTTGACGTTTATCAGCCACGAAGTGCCCGACCTCCTGAAGCCGATGTATAACTTCTCGGGCATCTCGCTAATTCAACTCGGCGAGATGGCGGTCAACATGTGGCTTCGCACGCGCAAGAGCGTAAACGACCTTATCAACAATTTCTCGATGCTCGTATTGTCGACCGACTTGCAAGCGACCCTCGAGGATGGCGCGCCCGACGGCTCCGGGCTGCTCGCCCGGCTCAACATCTTGACCGCGACACGCAATAACCAGGGCGTGAACGCTATCAACAAAGACACCGAGGAAATGGCTTTTGCCGAGGCGTCGCTTGCCTCGCTCGACAAGCTGCAGGCTCAGTCACAAGAACACATGGCAGCCGTGTGGCACACGCCGCTAGTTAAGATTTTCGGCGTCGTGCCTACCGGCTTGAACGCGACCAGCGAGGGTGAAATTCAGGTTTGGTACGACTGGATAATGGCGCAGTGCGTGCATCTATACCAGCCGAATTTGCAGAAGCTCTTGAACGCGATTCAGTG